TTGCAAGGAAAAAGAAATGACTTACGTTTTTACGTTAGTTCAAATGTTTTCGCTGCATTTTTACAAGCAACATATAACTATTCAAACGCAAACATCCCTTCAATTGAAGGCGGTCTTGTTGCGACTTGGTTAGGTATCAAAATTGTTTGTGCTGAAGGTGCTTCAAACAACACAATGGTATTGACAAGCAAAAACAATTTGATCTATGCTTTTGATGGTGACAATGATTCCAAAGTGTTGAAATCTGTGAACTTAGAAGATACAGTTGCAGAACCAATTTTGAGAACACGAGTTGACTTGAAAATGGGATTCTTTTATACAAATCCTTCTGAAATAGTTTTCTATTCTGCTGGTCCTTGTTCATAATACAATAGAACAACAACAATTTTAAAGGGGCGAGTGAACAGCTCGCCCTTTTTTTTAAACAATATAAAAACAAAAACAAATGGCTTGTAACGAATTAGAAACAATTATCAAAAGCTGTGATAATAATAACGGTGGTATTTATACGGCCTACATTGGCGATATGGATGACATTGCAACAATCACAGAAAACCCAGCAACGTGGTCAATCACAACAATGACATTGGCTGCATTAACGCCAGCTTTGTCTTTTCACTTTAAACGTAATACTTCAAACTATACTGATGAAGTTGCTTCTGATTTAATTGCTGGAAGTTCTTTTGCTACATCAACAATCAACTTGGTTTTTCATCGCAGAGATGCTGACAAATCCAAAGCAATCAAAATACTTGGCGAAGGTCAGCGTTATTTGTACGTTGTTGTAGGTGATGCAAACGGTTTATTCTGGTACTTCCCATATATGCAATTGACAACAAACGCTGGTGGTTCAGGAACTGGTCGTGCAGACGGTTCAAATTATAACGTGACGCTTATTGGTCAGAATGAATTTACAGCAAAAACAATGAGTTCAATTTTAGCTGCTTCTTTATTAGTTGCCACTTCATAAGTTTAATGGGTTTAAACTTTAAAGGCCATACCATTTTGGTGTGGCTTTTTTAATTAATAGAAAGATGATTTACATCATACGAAATACAACCAATCAAGTTGTTTTGACATTGACCGAAAGCGTGACAATACCAAATCCGTTTTTTATTTTTTCATTTCAGCCATTAGCGACATTGAATGAATACCAACCATTGATTTTTTTCACTACCTTAGACGTATCAAATTATTGCAACAGATACAACTTGTTTGAAATTGTTGAAGATGACAACGGATCAACAAATGGTGGGAATGACATTCCGCTATATTTGAAACCCGGGCAATATCAATACAAAGTTTATCAGTCAACAACGGATTCATTGAATCCAAACACGTTTGGTTCATTGCTTGAAGAAGGAAAAATGGTTGTCGGTGATTTAACGCAACCAGATCAAGACACAGGTGTCACAGAAATATACAGATAAAAAAAATGAAAATATTCGGAAAAACATTATTTGAAAAACAAACACCGACAACTGAAGTTGTCAATCTGAATGATGGCAAAATGTCGTTTTCAACGCCATTCTTTAAAATTGGGAAGGGTGATCTTGGCAAACCATTCATTAGCAGTTGGTACACGATCAGCGGAATAGTTCAATTTGGAAGCGAAAACTTATATCCACAAATCCTTGATCAAATGTACTACACCAGTCCGATGCATTCGGGGTGTCTTGAATTTATTTCAAGGGCAGCAATCGGTGGCGGTTTTGAATACACAATCCCACCAGTAACAGGTGTGGAAAAAGTTGATTTGTACACATTTGAAAAGAAAAACAAATGGAAGAAAATTTTCCGTTATTTGCCAATTGACTTCTTGATTCATAAGCGTGTTTGTTTTCTAATCAGAAAAGATGTGAATGGCAAATTCGTATCAATGACAAAACTGAATCCAGCAACAATAAGAAACAACCAGACAGTTGATAAATTTATTTATTGCAATGACTGGTCAAGAAGAACGGGTTTGATTGAATACAATAAATATACACCAAACGGCAAAGATTTGGAATCACTATGGGTGTACCAAGCTGAAACGGTTGGCCAAGATACTTATCCACTACCTTCGTATATATCGGTTTTGAATGATGTTTTTCTTGATGGCGAAATTTCATATTTGCAAAAAAGCAACATTCAAAATTCAATCTGGCCTTCGTTATCAATTCGGGTTCCAAAGATGTTTGAATCAGATGCTGAAAGGGAAGCGTTCAAACAAGGATTGATTGACAATTCTGGTGCTTCAGGTGCTGGCAAAATTATCATAATGCAAGGCCAAGGATTCGACAACACACCAGAAGTGACATCAATTCCAACAAATCAAAATGACAAACTTTTTGATTCAACCATTGAAAACATCTTGAACAAAATCTGTTTTGCTCACGGAATCAATCCGTCAATTATGGGAATCAAAGTTGCTGGCGGAATGGGAAATTCTGAAGAGTTACAAATGTCTTATTCTATTTTTGAAAAAAATGTGATTATGCCATTGCGTGATGAACTCACTGACATATACGATGAACTTCTTGATATTGCTGGCGTGAAAAATTCAATACAAATCAATGACTTCCAAATCATTGAAAAGTCAATTATTCCGGGTCAAGAAAAAGCAATGCAAGAAGAACAAGAATTGAGTGCTGAAACACCTGAAGAAGAACAGTTGATGACAAACGCAGCAATCACAAATATGACGGGCCGCCATCAACAACAGCTGTTGCGAATCATTCGCCAATATGGTCAGGGCAAAATAAATAAGCAACAAGCTTCTGTTTTATTACGGACGGGCTTGGGATTGAAAGAAGAAGATATTAATTTAATGCTCCAATAAGATGGCAAATGATAAGGTTTTATATTTTCATATCAATCCATTAAGGAATGAAATATTTTATGTTGGTATTGGTAGTAAAGCAAGAGCTTATAGCAAGGATAGCAGAAATAGATTTTGGAAATTTTTAGTTTCTAAATACGGATTTATTGTAAATATAGTTGCTGAAAATCTTAGCATAGAACAAGCAAAACAATTAGAAATAAACTACATTAAAAAAATCGGCAGAAGAAATTTAAACAAGGGAACTCTTGTCAATTTAGCTGATGGTGGGGAAGGCAGAAATGGAGCAAAAGATAGCGATGAATCAAAACAAAAAAAGAGTGACTATTGGTTTAAACATTATGCAGAACCAAAGAATAGAGAGCGACTAAAAGGAAGGGTTTATTCAAAAGAAGTAAATCTAAAAAAAGGGAAAATTGGAGGGGATAATAATACAGCAAGAAAAATTACTTATAAAGGAACTGAATATAGTTGTGTTAAATCTTTGTGGAGAGAGCAATTTAAAGAGGTTATGAGTTATTCAAACTTTGTTTTATCAACAAGGAAAAATAAAATAAATTTAATATAATATAATATAATGGCAACAACGGTCTACTTCATTACAGAAAACTATTTGAAAGTGAACACACCAATCACTGCAAATGTGAACATCACAGAGGTGCTTCCATTGGTAAAAGGTGCTGCCGATATGTGGACACAATCGACATTGGGAACATATTTTTACAATGATTTGCTTGTAAAATACAACGCACAGACATTGAATCCAGACGAAGAAACACTTGTTGCATTAATGCAGCCATCCATTGCTTGGAGGGCAGCAGCCGATGCTGTGATTGAATTATCTTTTCAATTAAAAAACAAGGGAATCCAAACGCAATCTGGTGACAATTCCGCAGCTGCAGAATCAAAGATGGTCCAGTTTATGAACCGTCACTATGCACAAAAAGCGGAATTTTATGAATTGAAAATGTTTGAATATTTGGTTAAAAATCGTGCTTTATACCCTGAATTTACATCACAGCTGAATCACAATTCAACCTGTTTGAATTATTGCTGTTCCGGGCAAAACAAATTCAACTCACAGATCCTTTTTTCTTAATGAACATTTCGGAACATATCACATACAACGAAGCAACAGTTTCACCAACAGCCATCCGTTTTGGTATTGAAAACACACCAACGGAACACCAGCTGTTTGCAATGAGAATTGTTGCATCTGTTTGTTTTGAACCGCTTCGGCAATGGTATGGTAAGCCAATCCGTATTGGATCATTTTTCAGATGCACATTGCTCAATCAAAAGGTTGGCGGCAGTTCATTAAGTCAGCATTGCAAGGGTGAAGCAATTGATTTGACAGCCGGAAGCAAAGAAGAAAACAAAAAGTTGTTTGATTGGTGCAAGGCGAATCTGGTCTTTGATCAGCTTATCTGGGAATACGGAAATGCCACTGGACCAGACTGGGTTCACATATCTTTTCGCCAAGGGCAAAACAGAAATATGGTTATGAAGATTAAGTAAAAAAGCTCACAACAACTGCCGTGAAGTTGCCCCTGAAGGGGAATCTGTTGATTCAGATACTCGCTTAGATACATAGTAGAAAGTACAAATATAAAATAAAAATATGAAATTAGAACAACAACTTGAAAAATTAGCAAACCTTGAAGATGTCAGCATCAACACGGAAGCAACGCATAACGGTGAACGTATTAAGGATTTATATTGCGATCACTTACCTTATGCAATTAAAGGCCACGAAATGGCTTTGCTTGTGGTTAAAAATCCATTTGCGAAGATTATCATTCAGCTTGCGATCGTGTTATTGACTGCAATCGGCAAGCGTTTTTGTGAAGAAGAAG